TGAAGGGCGGGCTGGTTATCGTTCGCAGCGGCCCGGAAGACGGCGAGCGCCGATGCAATAGCGCCGTCGATATGATTGCTGTGGCGGGTGCCCTTGTGCATCGTGGTCAATTCGCTAGCGCTGGTCGCGCGCTTCACCACGACGCTTTCGAAGTGGTTGCGAAGGATCGGGTGCGCGCCGTGCCGGACGCGACGGCCATTCACGACGCGCTCAAGGTCACAAATCGGGCCGTGCATGTGCTTTGCCGTCTGCGGAAGCTGAAGCACATTGATGCCGTGAGCCATGAGCTTCGACATAAGAGGCCCGGCAAGCGAGGGGTCGAAGACGACTTCGCGCACGTCGTAGGTGCCGCAAAGGTCAATGATGCGGTCGGCGATCACGTCGGGCTCGATTACCGGCCCGTCAATGACGTTCAAAAGGTCTTCGTCGCGCCACCTGGGATAGGGAACCTGTTCCATCTTGGCCTTGTCTTCTAAGCCTTCGGACGGCAGGAAAAACCAAGGGTGAAGGGAAATGCGGCCATCGTCATGACGGAACGCGGCAACGATAGCGGTCAAGTCACCGGAGCGTGACAAGTCCACACCAAGCCAACAAGGCAAACCCTCAAGGTCGGCGAGGTCGAAATTCGGATCGCGCCCGGCGTCATACACGGCCATGTCAAACAGCGGATCGCGCGAAGCTGCCTGCCACATATTAAGGTGGAACTGCTGGAACGCGAACCGTTCGGCGGGCCGGTGTTCGGCCTCGCGTGCCATCGTGCGCAAGCCGCCAAGATCGGGGAAGCCGTGGGCAAGGCCGGGATTGACCTTGTGCCAAACGTCTTCGGCCTTCCAATCGTCGCCAGGTTCGGCTTCGAAGATGATCGGCAGGAATGACGGATCGTCAATTTCGCCGGTCGCCACTTTGCGGGCGTAGTCGTAAAGCTCGAAACCGATGTTTTCCTGTCCACGCCCTGCGGTCGTGGCGATAATCATGAGGGTATCGGGAACCTTCGCCATGCCGGACTTGAGCGCTTCCCACAGGTCGCGGCCCTTCCAAGCGTGGATTTCATCGACAAGCACAAACGAAGGCGTCTTGCCGTGCTGGGCTGCGCCATCGCTCGAAACAGCGAGCAATTCCGCCTTGTTCGGGCGGCACATGATCTTTTTCGCCGAATTATGGGCGTCATAAATGCGGGTCGCGGCGACAAGGCGGCGATCTTCGCGGACAATGTTAGCCGCTTCCTTGAAGCCGATACCGGCCTGTTCACGGTCGGACGCGGCAAAGATCGCCTGTCCAGCCGGGCGCGCTTCCGGGCCAATGGTATGGAGAAGCGCCCACGCTGCCGCGATACTGGTCTTCCGGTTGCCACGAGGCAGCATAAGGAAGACCGTGCGGACGATCCGGCTGCCGTCCGCGTTGCGCGGGCCGTAAATCCGGCGCGTCATGCGTTCCTGAAAGTCGTAAAGCTGGAAGCGGCCCTTCGGCGCGACACTTGCCGGATGCTTAAGCGCCTGAATGAAGTCAACGGCTTCCTGTCCATAGCCGAACGGGTCGGCGATGGGAGAGCCGTCGCAAATCCAGTGCGGGAACGCGCTCTTAGGCATGGCTGCGGTTCCGCCCGATCATCATGGCGTTCGGTTCATCGCCGTCTTCGGAAGCGGCGCTGCCGACACGAGCGCGCGAAACCGGTGACAATCCATATTCTGCGGCAAGCTGCCGGGCCGTTTGCATTGCCTTGTCCTGAAGACGGCAAAGCTTCATGTCGATTTCGCCGGAACTGCGAAGGGCGTCTTCAATTTCGCGGACAAGACCACGGGCGCGGCAATAGTCTTCGACGCCACCGAGATCGCCACGGGTGACAATCCCGCGTTCGATAAGGCCGGGCATAATCCGCTTCCATTCGGCGCGCGCGAAGGCCGAAAGCTGCTTCGGTGCCGAAGGTGCCTTCGTCAGGGCGTTGCTATCGCGTTCAATGGTAGGCTTCACGCCGCGAAGGTGGGTCACTTCAGGGCCTCGCCGCGAAGCTCAAGGGCGTCACGCCTGCCGAGTTCCTTAATTTCCTTGAGGCCGTAGGCCGTGCCGTCATAGGTCACGCGGTCGGCAGTCGTGATGCCAGGGCGGTAACGGACACGAAAAATCACGGTGCCGGTCTCTGCCTCGCCGTAGCCGGTGAAGAATTCGCTTGCCGTCTGCTGAATGACTTCGCCCCATACGGTCGCGAGCGGTGCCCACGCCTTCACGACGCTGCCGGAAGGCTTCACGGTTTCCGTCTCGCGCTCGATAGTGATCCTGCGATCCATGTTCCCGATATTGAGCATTAGACAATCCACCGAATGAGGGCTTCGACGGAAAGCACGCCGTGACCATAAGCGGGGTCGGGATCGCGCGGGAACCGGGACGCGGTGACGCGGAAATGATCGCAATAACCGCCTTCGATAGCGACATTCCGCTTGTCGAGTGCAGCGGTAACAACGCCAGCGATTTCCTTCGCCGCATCCTGTCCCGCGTCGAGCGTCCAAATATGCAAGTCGAGATATACCCACGCCGTCCGCTGGCTGCTGTAGTCGTGGCCGTGCAAGGCGGTGTTGCCGTCGCTCATAACAATGCAGGGCGTCTTATCCGGGCGGGTCGGGCCGGAACGGATGTGGTCTGCCGGAACAAGGTCGGTGACTTCCTGCTTGCCGATAAGGCGGGCGCGGATTGCCGTCTGAAGGGCTAAGGTCGGTTCAATCATTGCTTATTCCATGCGTCTTTGACGGCCTTCTTCGCGGCTCGATTGATGCGGTTCTGAAGACGCTTGCGGAGAAGGCGAAGGGCGGGCCAAAAGAAAGGCTGAGCTTCAGCGTCGGACGTGCCGTATTCGACAAGGTGCGCATAGCGAACGTCGCTGTTACCTGCGGTAACGATCACTTCCGTTTCACCGGCAACACGACTGCCGCCCGGCTGTGAATAAGCGGGCGTCGAATGTCCCGGCATGGTGACATGGATGCTATCGATCAGCGCGCCGGTATCGCGCGACGTTTCGGCAAGGGCCTTCTGATGGTGCGCAAGCTCTTCGCCGGACTTCAGCAAGGCCGGAAGCACGGCTTCACGCGGCGCGCGTGCTGCACGGTCGAAGGCTGCAAGGGTTTCGGCGAGGCCGTTGCTGCTCTTATTCGCCATCGCCGAACCACTGTTCACGGTAGGAATTGAGCATCGCGGTCACGCCCTGCGGTGCCATATCGACCGAAACGCCGTAGGTCGCGAGGCTGCGCACCTCAAAATAGAAGGCGACAAGCTTCAGAACGGCGAGCTTTACGTCTGCCGGGACGGCTTCGAGGTCGGCGAGGGGCTTGCCAATGTAATTGTCAACCCACTCTTCTGCGGCTTCGATATAAAGTGAGATAAGCTCATCTTCGGCGGTTCCATCCACCTTCATGTGAGCCTTGGCGAGGTCGAGGCTAACAGCGCTCATGCGTCATTCCCTAAAAAAGTTATATTCGGTGTCTCTTGCGCGGTGCTCCCTGCGCCGGTCCCCTCGAAAGGGGCAAGATTGAATGACACCCCCGGTTGGCAACGAGCCGTTAAGACGCAATTGGTATGCAACCTACGACTGATAGGTTGGTGCATTGAGAGGGTGTTATGTGGGCGATCGGGACTGAGAAAGACATTGAAGTCTTTCGTGATAGGCGAGCGTTGGTGTCCGTCTACATATCGGACGGATACAACCACGATGAGATCCAGTGGGTGTTGGACAGCTGGAAAGGATTTAACCGGGATGCGAGCCATAACTGGCACCTGCTGATCCCGTGCAAAACCGATGCATACGTGCTGAACCAGAAGATTGACGCCGCGCAATACGACACGGAACTGGCCGATAAGATAGTTGCTCAAAGCAATCTCCAAGAGGAGAAGTTTCCGCTTCTCGTGTTCGAAAGCTTTGAGAGGGGCAATCCGCCAAAGTTCGTTAGCCTGCATGGCATGACGCGCGCGAAGACCATAAGCCTGCTTAAGGAGATTGCGGCCATAGTCCAGGACGAGGCTGAAAAAGGGCCGTCTGCTCCCGACGAGTTTCGGCGCAAGGTTATGGATAGAGTAGATATACTATCTACCCAAAAGAAAGTGCTCGGTTTCGCTTTGAAAGCGGTGGCGATTGGCGGGACCGCAATTGGAATTATATCAGGCGTGGTTGGGCTCATTTAACGCGCTC